TTTATACAATTTTAGTATATTTTTTAATTCTGACTAAAGATACAATATTATAATAATATAACCAAACAAAAGATTCGCTTATATCCCACCCACTTTCAGATGAGTGGGATTTACGCTCAATCCATTTAAATGATTGATGATTTTTCACGAATGAAAGCTGAAATTTTTGCAAGTAAATGTTTTACCGATGCAAAAACTTTTTGTGCTTCTTCGCTTTTCAATTCAGGCAAAGTAAGTTCATCCAGCATCTTTGCAAAGTCATTCAATTTTGCTTTGTCTGGTGCTGCTTTCGCTTTCTTTTCAGCGTCTTGTTTTGCTTTTAGTTCGGCTGCTGCTTTCGCTTCGGCTTCTCTTTTCGCTTTTGCCTCTGCTTCGGTTTTGGCTTTCAATTCCGCTTCAAGTTTTTCCTTTGCTTCTCTTTCAGCTTTTAGTTTAGCATCAGCAGCAGCTTTTTCTTTTCTCGCCTTTTCTTCAAGTGCTTTGCGTTCTGCTTCGGCTTTGGCTCTTTCTTCGGCTAATTGTTTTTCCTTTGCTTCTGCCTCTGCTTTTAACCTTTCGTTTTCAAGTCGCACTCTTTCTCTTTCTTCGGCTTCTGCCTTTTCTTTTGCAATTCTTTCTGCCTCTGCTTTTTGTTCTGCCTCAATCTTTGCCTGTAATTGCAAATTTGCTCCGTTCAAAGTTTTGCCGTAATCATCTTCACTCATTTCACCCAAGTTCAAACCAAGTGGCACAAATTCAGCAAATGGTTGTAATTCCATTTCCCTACTTGCTTTTAGTTCGGCTTTGCGTTTTGCTTCCTGAATTACTACAAAATCTTCTTGTTCTTGTAAATGTTTTTCAATCGGTGCAATAAGATATTCAATTACATTGTAAACGCCTTGCACAGCTTTACCATATCGCAAACTATCTTCTTTTAATTCTTTTCGTGTTTTGTCAGCGTTCACACGAATTTCTTTTAAAGCAAGTCGGGCTGTTCGTGCCATTTTCATATAGTGAACTTGGCTTGCATCAGTTACTACCAATGCTTCTGCTTTGCGTTTCCAATCTTCTGCCTGTTCAAAGAACGGCAAAAACTTTTCTTTAATATAGTTGCTTGTTTGGGCTTCAAGTCCGCTGGTTTCAACTACTTTAACCAATTCATTTGTTGTTTCTGTTACTTCCATTTTTTTTTTGATTTTATTGATTAAATGATTTTCCCCTTCCCTTCTTTTTGTTTTTTAAAAAATTCTATCCGTATTCGTAATGAACATTTGTGCTAATACTCCCTCCAGCTGCTAACAAGGGTTATACAAAACCCCACCATCAACGGCATCGGTAACATTGAACATTCTACAAGGTGGGGCTTCGCATAGCCCCGATGCGTTACCCATTTACAATTGGTTAGGATCAGGGATAACAAGTCCTAACATCTCACTTGCGAACTGTTGAATCTTTAGAATGTACTCCATGAATCCCATTGTATCTAACCGTGTGGTTGATTGCGGCACGTCAATGTAATGGCCTTCTGTTAATTCAATCTCTTTGTTATTAAATTTTGCCTTTAAAAAATCGTGCGTTTCTTCTTTTGAAAATTCATTGCCAAAATCATTAAGCCCTGCCTGAATCATTGGTATAACAATTCCCCACATGTATCGGTTTTGAGGGTTACTCCTTTTAGATGTTCTTACCTCAACCTCCATTAAAACATCCTTACCCTTATTATCAGCCGCCCATTTTACCAGTGCATCTCTGTTAAAGAGCTTTATTTTTCCTTCATCTGAAATTGTTCCTCGTATGGTAATTGATCTACTCATTGAGCGTCCAGCGCAAAGATTTTTTTATTAGTAATAAGGCTTTTGTTATGCTCCAAAAACTCAATTAATCTTTCGCAATGTTCAATTAGAGCGGGAGTATCGGTTTCGGGATTAAGCACATAGGTTTCGCTCCATGTACTTTTAAAATCAGTTACCCTGTATTCAAATTCATTTATTAAAATACCACTTGTGTTCAAGCAGTATAAGTATGTATGATGCTGCCAGTTATTTCTAAATTTAAAAGCACTGTACTTGCTCGTTGTTTTGATGTCTGCAACAAAGAAGGGCATTAGTTCATCAATGTAGCCGTATAGCATCACATTGCCGTATTTGGTTGACAAAACGCCCTCACAGTATTGTTGTGTAATTGCTCCCTTAAAGTAGGCTGCAAATTCTTTACAAAGCTGTATTGGGAAATGGAATGTTCGTTTATTGTAAGTAGCTTCAATAATGCCGCCTTCTTTATCCGATATAATCTGCATTTTATCAGACTTGCGATTTTCTATAATGCAATCTACACACTCGTTGAACGCCGTGCCTTTGTCCGCAGCTTCGCTATCCTCCCAAGCCATCGGCACACGGTTGATGCTATCTATAAGCCCCTGAAATTGCTGCTGTTCAAATTCTTCTTCTGATACCTTCGGATCCTCGCTGAACCCGAAATACTGGTTATAAATACGGGAGCTATTAATATAGCCCTCGTATCTGTCAAGCAATGAAGCGTAAAACTTGAATTTAATTTCTTCCATAATTAAACATTTTTAATTTACGCAACTTCATATTTTTTAGTACTCTTATTCAAAACCAATCCAAGTACCTTAGCCTTTTCAGCTAATTTCTTTCCAGCCACCAGTTTTGAATTGCCTATATGCTCAAACTTATCTATACGGCTTACAAAATCATTAGCACTTTCAGCATCGGTGATTAGATCAATATTTTCATCCAAAATCTCAATTAAAGCATTATAATTCTCTCCATCGGTTGCTCTTGCTCTCAATCTGTTCTCATAAGCTGCCACTATTTTAGTAGTAAAAAAATTATTATCAGCTGTGGGGTTCCCTAATTCATCTACGATAGTAGGTATCTTCATTACTGATGGTAGATTGCAAGTGTTTTTTCCATCATTGCGGCTTGTTGGATCAAATGTTATAGTTCGCTCCCGTCCGCTCGCCTCCATATAGCCTACCAGATCAAGTTCAGTGACTAAACTATCATAATTAGAACCTCCAAATTGCGGGATGTACCTTGTGTCATCCCCTTCTGTTTTTGTTTCCCTGTGAGCAACGAAAATGATGTGTTTATTAAGCATTGATACTTTTTTAACGAGTGCTGAAAATTCAGCCTTGCGTTCTCCATATCCCTGTAATGTCAACGACCCATTAGCCTTACCCATCTTAGGATTGCGCTTGATAATGTGTTCAGCCATGAAGTCAAGAGCTTTGCCGCCTGTATCAATTACAAAGGTTTCATAAGGCGTTAAATCCTCATTATTCAGCACGTCTAAAAAGTTCTGATAACTTTCTATTTGTACCGTATCAACGCCCTGCAAGTGTGCGTAGTTTACCCTGTGTACCCCATTATCAAAGTCGAATAATAGCGGCTTTGGTGACGACATGGCAATGGTGCTTTTTCCCGTTCCAGGCTGTCCATATACCAGGGCTTTAATTTTTGTTTGAATGTTTAATTCATTCGCTTTTTTGATTAATGACATATTTTATTTATTTAAGAATTTACGTTTTAAAAGTGCCGCCACTTACCCGGACGGCTTAGGGATATTTACAATCTTACGATCATAGCAGCTTCCCAGTCTGTCTGTGTCTATAATTATCACAGCTTTGTGCGCACATTAGAACTGCTGCCGGTGTGGGAGTTGAACCCACATTGATTATATCAACACTACCTTTACAAGAACCGGCATAACCACCCAAGATCCTGTATTCAACCACCTCTTTTAAAGAACTTTTTTAAACCCCCCCGCCAAGAATAGCAGGAGGATAAACCAAATTAACTGTATATGAGAAATTTTAATATATTCGCTTACTGATCCCCTGTAGTTTTTCGCTTCTGGTTCTAAGCAATCCCCACAGTCTGGATCGTTCCCTTTCTGTCAGTTTATTTTTTAAAAATGCATCGTTTATCTGCATTCTTATACTGTATAGATCTGCCTCCGTTTTGGCATATCTTATTGCTTCTTCAAATTCGTTCATAAATGGATGGTTTTGTTTATTCGTTTGATAATTCGGCGTTGTGTTTGTACTTTATCCAATATCGGATCGAAATATTTTGACCCCGGATATAATGCTATAAACCCTGCCACCATTCCCATTACGCCCGACAATTGTATAGGATGGATGCAACTCTTGATCGCCCGGTTAATAACCGCCACCGCTTGACGTTCTTTGGTTTTTTTAGAATCTTCCATTTGTAATAATGATTATTATGATTGCCAGAATGAGAATCACTTCCGCCGTGTCCTCCCAATTAATCTTCTTCTTCTTCATGGTAGTGCATTTCGGATTCTTCTATTTGAGCATCACATGTCGATCCTTTTAATTTCTCTTGCTCGTATTCTGATTCTTGGCTGTCTGAGCGGTACTCATTCAGTTGAATCCCGTACACGTTTGCAACCGATACTATTAATTCTGATGACGAATCAAAAGCTGTTATTTTACCCCGCAAAAACTGCTTAAAATTTTCACTATGTCCATTGTATCTATTAATACTAAAGACATCATTACTCATCTTCCTGAATGTGTCGTAAATGATTTGCGCTGATTTGCTTGAAATTTGATTTTCCATGACTATATTTGTTTTTTATTTAAGAATTTAGCCGTATGCTGCTCCATAGCTGCGGCTTTTTCTGTCTCTTTTTCAAAAATTTCATCCTCGGTGTATCCTTTTGACTTGTAGAACTCTACACAGGCGTGCAGCGTGAGGCGGTCTGAATCCCTCTCGACCAATAACCAAAGTGACCGCTGTTGTATATTCATAACCGCAGCCAGCGCAAGACAAAACAGATTATCCTCCATTATTTGCTTCTTTATCTTATTACTTACTCTCATTATGTGTATATTTATGTATCATTGTTTTGTTTTACAAACATACTACAAATGTTGTAAAAAATGCAACTATTGCAAAAAATATATTTTATTTAATGAATAGATGGTTTTGTTAGATATTTTCTAAACAATATATTATTTGCTTATGTATGTTACATAAAAAAAACCCCAATGTAGAAACATCGGGGAAAATATCCTGATTGATTGTTATGAGTGATCCTATCCTTCTTCTTCCGGTTCCTCCGGCGTTGGTTCAGGTTCAGTTGCTTCCTGCCCTTTAATCTCAGCCTCAATACTCGCAATCTTAGCCTGTATAGCTGCAATAACAGCATCTTCTTCCTCTGCTGTCAGTCCTGCATTAGCCAGCGCATCCGCTAACTGCTGATTCAGCTCGGCAATCTCTGCTTTCTTTGCCTCCAATGCTTCGCTTTCCGCCGCTTCATCGGCGATTACTTTTGCTTTAAGCTCATCGAGCTTCTCTAATACTTCATCGAATTTGTTTCCCATTACTTTTGAATTTAAAATTTGAAAAATGAATAAAACGCTTAATATTATTATAATTGCTTCCATATCACGAGTATTTTAGATAAGCTGATTTTAGTTTAACATCATAATTATTTATCTTATAATTTTTCCCGTTGTATGCGTCGGCAAATTTCGCCCAGTTTTTTTCTCGTAGCCATCTTATCGATCCTGTATTGATTAAAAAATTGCAAAAGGCAGCTAATTGCGCTCCTTCACTTTGGTACATCGCATTTATGAAACCTTGTAAGGTGTCGAACCCTGCTAACTTATGATTAAATCCCATTATTTGAAACTTACCCCAACTGGCCGATTTTAAAGCCGCATCCCTATCTAATTTCGCCGCCTCTTGTAGTCTTTTGTGTTCGGCCTCACCGCCCATGTAGCCGCCCGGACTTGGCTTAGATATTGCGGGGTGGGTAGAATCAAATTCTCTCTTTGTTAACCGACTAAACCAGTGTCGTTCAAATAATATCTTCGGCTGGCCGCTTTTCAAAAATCCATCACCCGTGCTTTCCACCTCTGCAACGGCTTTAATCGCCGCAATCTCGCAATTAAACATAGTGGCTGCATTGGCATAGTCAGACTGTGTGAGTAGTTTGCTCATAATTTTACAATTTTGTTTTTAAACTTATGTGTGCTTTTGTCTCCGTAATGGATGAAGCCATTGAGTAATATATATTCACAAACAGGCATTTTCTTGTTTACCCACCCCTCATTCACCAATTGAGTAGGCGCAATGGTAGGGTTAATAATGTCGTAATTGAAGTGTGTTAATTCATCCGAATTAAAAAAATGCTGCACTCCGCAAGCCGGACAATTGAAAGCAAACCAGTTGTCCTGTACTGTTGTTAATACGTGCTTCATTTTTTCAATTCAGAATAAACCAACTGAGTTAATGCAATCCCTTCTGCTATTGTCAGCTCACCATCTGCTACCGCTTCTATTAGTTTCCCTGCAAATTCTACCCAAAATTTAAGCCTTGCAGATTTACTTTTCCCTGCCAGATAAGTACCCAAAGCCGTCAGGCTCGTAACGCCATCAGAGCCACTTACTATAATACCCTCAGCGTGTGCCACATCCTGCGCCACGCTTGCCATAGCCTTGCGGATCTTCGTCAATATCTTATCATCCTTATCAGTAGGTGTGAGTGCCCCCAGTGCATCCAAAGTACCTGATTCGATACCTTGCTTAATTTGGTTAATGAACTTAACCACTGCTTCGGCTTTAGTCCTGTACTTGTTATAAACCGAGTTAAAATTTGCGAATACATTAAGTATCCAATTAATTAGTTTCTTCATTTTTTTTTAATTTTTCGATTTCTTGAATAATTTGATTAATTGCCTGCTGATGTTTTTCGGCTTCTACCAGTAGGTCGTAAATTTTCGCTTTTTTTTCTGTTGTCATATATTTTATGATAATGTTACTGATTTGAGTGTACCACCGTCATTTGCCCATAGTTTAAGGGTTCCGCTTGTTGTGTTCTTAACTAACATGGTATAACCTGTTGGAATATCTGTTGTTGTTGGATCTGTATTTTTTGTTTTAAACTCTGAAAGAACGGAACCTTTTACATGTAATTTTTCAGTTGGAGATGTTGTACTGATACCAACATCTCCACTATTCGTAATTAATAATCTTGTTGATGCTCCTACACCATCTATACCCGTTTTTAACCTTATCCAAGAATTACTTGAGTCTGAAAAACCCTCTAGTATAGCCCTTGATGATCCCCATCTCAATGATTGATTATTTCCAGCAATATATCCACCAATAGCATACATTGCTCCAGTCATATATACTCCATCATTACCAAGCCAAGATGGATATGTTAAATTGCCAATAGTTACGCCTTGCGATGCTGGAGGGAGTATTTGTAAAAATGCCTGTGGATTGGTAGTTCCCAACCCAGTGAAACCATTTTCTAAAATAGTCATCCTTTCCGTCAAACTACCTCCACTTCTTGTAAGGAATACCAACCTACCACTATTATCAGCCCCACCGCTTCTAAGTGCTGCAATCCTACCAATTAGGTTGCTAACATTAGCAGTATCTTCAATAGCAAAATCAATACTACCCCCAAAACCATCAATCATATCAGCCGACGTTTTGGCAAGTAGATTTAATACGCCAATGGTGCTGTTGGTGCTACTCCCGGCACGCTTTATTTCGGTTTGATTTGCGCCGCTTACTTTTAGCGCATCGTCATAAGTAAGTCCACTTGAATAGCCAAAATCATTAGTTGCGGGATTGGTGAAAGGTATTTGTTTAGTGCCCCCAAATGATATTGTAGTGCCATCAGCACCTGCTGCACCTGTGTCTCCCTTATCTCCCTTCAAGTCTACCAATGCCACCAAATCAGTCCACGTGCCTCCGTCCAATCTCCATTGTATGTGGGTTGGGCTTTTTTGCAACTCAACCTCTTTGCCATTCGCACCGTTTGTACCGTTTATTCCATCAACACCTTTCAAATCAGACAGAGCCACTAAGTCAGTCCATGTTCCGCCCTCCAACCGCCACTGTATGTGGGTGGCGCTCTTTTGTAGCTCTACTTCTTTGCCTTTATCACCTTTAAATCCGAGAGCAAGTTCACTACTTACATTTAGCTCATCAATACCACTTGCCAGTGCTGTTCGTGGCACTACCTCAAAAGCATCAACATCAACCTTAACCTTTCGATCCGAATCCTCAAAACCTAAATCGGGTAATGTATAACTAAACTCCAAAACATAAAAACCCATTTTGGTTAAAATGGTCGGTGTGAACTCAATAGTTATAATATTGCCCGTAATGGTGTAGGCTGTCAATTCCGTAACCGTGCCAACGCTTTTTAGCAACAATTTTTTTTCAGTTGCGCCTGTGAAGTTTTCTGGGCTGCCATCACGGGTAATAGCCCACGCAAAAACAAAGTCATTACCTATTCTTACTTTTGTCATTGATTCGATATTTTCTTTTATTTCCTATAAATATTCAATTCCACGCCGCCATTCAGATAAAATCCAGCCCTGCCACCAAAGTAAAACTCCCTGCCTAATCCTACGTATGGGCTTACAATCCCGTCAGGATTAAATCTGGCACTCACTCCGGTTCTAATACCAGAGGTTTTACCAACCGATAAGCCTGAATTAATACTAATCTTCAATCTGTCCTTTTCAGGAATAAACGGTCGCCTATATTGCTGCACACCATAAATTTTAAATGATGTATCAGGACTACTTATGTCTGTATAGTACTTATCCCTGCCAAATAGCCAGTTCTTTTTGGTGTAGTCCACAAAGTCAAGCGTGGCATCATAAGAGTACTTAGCTATGCTATCATTTACTTTAATAATCATATATTTATTTTCAAAAACCGTTTCACCTTTTACTGTATCATATTTAGTTATTCCTGCCTCTCCTTCCAACTTGGCATTAATCCTAATTAATCTATCTATTTCTTTTTCTGCAATCTTCAATTTCGGTAACATGGTATCAATCGTGTAACTATAATATGTCTTACTGATAGCTTCCTTCATGGTAGGCAGGTAATCTCCTTTTGACGTGATTTTTAAATGAGTGATATTATCTACATCTTTATATATTTGAACTGTATCTCTTACGGTAGTTGTTACATACTTTACCTCTTTCGTGCCTTTCGCAAACCACCACCAGAACCCCCCGGCAATGCCAGCCAACAATAGAATCATTCTTATAAACCTTTTCATTTTATTTTCCTTTTAAGATTATAAATAATGTTTTCCGTAGCCTCTCTGGTAATACTGTCAGTCTCTTCCATCACATCCCTTTGCACCTTTATTGTATCTTTCATGTCATCAATAATTCTATTCTTTATTAGCAGTTGCCTGTAAAGCTGATCCTTGCTTTCAGCTTCCTTATCAAATCTTTCTTCACATCTGGCCACGTTGGATTGCATATTCACATACATCAACCCAGCCGCCGCAATAGCAATCACCACCATCATACCATAAGGGTACTTGGTCGCTGTCTTAGCCACTTTTTCGCTGGCATCAACCACAGATTCAATATTTTCTTTCAGAGGGGGCATTGATTTTAAGCGGATTTACCTTTTTGAATCTCTTTTAAATAATCTAACAAAGGCAGTTTCACATGAAAGGCTAATTGCCATTCCTCAACATATTTTACCAACTCCTTTATTTCGTTGTCTGAAATCTCAAAAGGCTTGCCTGATGCTATTTTCTTGCCCATCTCATATATGGCAAGATTGTTCTTGTGGTCATAAAATAGGGTGTCCCCTATCTGCCTGTGCAGGTTCTCAATTACTAAAGGTTGCCCAACCGGATCAACTATTTTTACTTCGCTTAAATCAAATATTGCCATAGATATTATTTATACAAATATAAACAATATATATATTGTTTATAATTAATAATTGTGATAAAATAACAATTGCCATGAGTTATTAAGGCGTTGCCAACATTGAAAGCCTTTATTATCTATTGTTAGGGAGGTAGCCGAAGTTCCATCCTGCTTATAAAGATTTTCACTCGATGTCCTGCTTATGTAAACCCCACCGCCGGAATTGTTCCGAATCATGATTATCCTACCCTCTTCGTGGTTGATGGAGGGCAACATTATCCACGAACCGGAAGACCCCGAAAGACAATGAATAGTGGTGAAAAACAAGTCTGCTACATAGTAAGTAGTAGAAGATGTCAAAGCCAAAACACCTGTTTGTAATGACCCTGCAAAAAGAGAGTTGAAGTATCCACCATATGTTCTTGAATTTACACTACCTATATTTACCTCTATGCCTGATATGTCGGCTACGAACGAGGTATTACTACAGTTACTTAATATCCCATTCCCTCCAATGACAGTAGCATCTCTATTCCCATCAATCCATTGCCCTCCAAATCTTATTTCCCCAATGCTTCGTGAACCACTATAATTGAAGCCGGTAGATGTTTGTATTTTTATATCGGGTTTAATAGTTCCACTCGAAGTATTATCACTTGTTTGGTAGCCGCCGTAGAATTCAAAGCTGTTAGATGCTTTGTCTAACACTAAAGCCGGGTTCTCCCAAGATGGTGTGCCGCTTTTTATCTTGGTGCTTTCAATCGTAAACCCGCCAATAGTTCCAGAGGTGGCATTAACCGTGCCATTGATGGTGAGAACTCCCGTAGATGCTACAAATTTCAACCTGTCTGCACCATCGTATTTTATCTCTATATCCCCATTATGTTTTACTCCAAACATTCTGGCTTCGCTACCACCGCCAAAATCTGACACCCCGGCGGCAAAAGCATAAGGGTTAGTTCCTTCTGCACTCATGTATGCCTTTACCACCCCACCCGTCTTTACGGCCATTATTGTTGAAAGGATCAGTCCACCTGTTATCTCTGTGCTCTCATCAATGGCGGCTTTTATGTAGCCTACTACCTTGTCCTCTCTTATTACCCAGCTACTGCCATCCCATGTGTTCCACTTCTTATTAGTCGTATTATACCACGTATCACCAACCTTTGTGGCGGTAGGTGATGTAGCTCCAATGTAGGTTGTTGTTTTGGTATTAGCTACGGTGTCATCGGTGTACGATGTGGCCTTTACCCAATGCGCTTTGTTAAATGAAGCACTTGTATTTGTCGCCCTATAAATATTGTCTTTATAAAACGTGGTTCCGGCATCGACATAGTTGCTCTGAGGTATCCAGAACTCGCCCGTGTTGTAATTAGTAGGAGGGTTGGTATAGTGTGTTTTCGCCTTGCTGTTGGCATTGGCATTTATGGCATCGGTAATGCTTTTATAAGCGTTCTCTACCGCCGTTGTGTAAGCTCCAATTTTGGTTTTAAAATCAGTATAAGCATTATCAACAGCCGTTTTTTCTGCAACGGTTGTTTTGCCATCCGAAATAGCTGTATTTATGCTGTTTATTAAACTGTTTTTTGAACTGTCTAAATTTGTCTTTGCAGTAGCTAAGTTTGTCTTTGGCGTACCTGTCAATAACGGGTCATTGTAAACAACATTATACGAACTTATTAATTGCTCATACGTTTCGTTTACAATGTTGGTGTATTTTTCAATGGCCTTCGCCTCTGCTGTATCAATTACCCCATCCTTAAAAGCACCATCAATATAAGTGCTTAGATTGCCTGTTGCTGTTTGAGCCGCTTGTGCCGTTGTTAATGCTGTTTGAGAATCTGCAATATTCCAATGCGCTGCGTTCCATGTTGAAGAAGTAGTTTTTGTTTCGTACCAAACACCTGCCGTAAAAGTTTTTCCGTCTATTGTTTGTGTAACGGATGGGTATAGTCTATCTCCCGCATTATAGGAATATATACTACTTGCTAACGTAAAAGTTTTGTTTTTACTATTGGCATTGGCATTTATGGCATCGGTAATGCTTTTATAAGCGTTCTCCGAAGCGGTTGTATATTCGCCTATTCGTGTTTTAAAGGTTGCATACTTACTATCAACATCACTCTTTTCCGCACCCGTAGTCTTGCCGTCTGCAATAGCAGTATTAATGCTGCTTATTAGGTTGCCCTTAGCCGTATCCAGATTGCTTTTAGCTGTTGCTAAGTTTGTTTTCGGCGTTCCCGTCAATAGCGGGTCTGCATACACAACGCTATACTGTTGTGTTAATTGTTCGTACGTCTCATTAACTACATTTATGTATTTCTCGATTGCCTTTGCTTCGGCTTGCTCAATTACGCCATCTTCAAATGCCCCGTCAACATAATCTTCGAGTGCGTTAACACTGTCTGATATTAGGTCGTCTATGTCGGCCAAAGACGGCGACCAATCAACTGCTATGTTTCCTTCAACTAATTGAACTTTTTTGTAGTCAAAAGGTATATCATTTATATCAGTGTAAAATACTGGCACAAACCCTGCCCCAACAGGAGTAAATGCTCTTGTGTTTATTTGAAACCATACTCCGGATGGAACTGAATATTCTTTGAAAGAAACCGCATTGTTCCCATCCCCAACATAAACTGCAAAATGCATATTACTGCCCCTAAAATGCCGCACGTAGATTGATGCGACATATTGTTTGCTTAAAGACATTGTATATAGAGAGGGAGAATAAAGACTAACATTCTTACCACTGTCAGGAGTTGCCCGATAATAATTATCAGCTTCATCGGTTTTAAGGACAGATGTCCCCATTCCGTTGTTGTTAGGAAACATTTCAACGAATGCACTTCTATCAATGAGGTTGTAAGCCCCTACCTTAGCATCGTCTAATGATCCATACCTTATTTGCTTCGTCCAGTGCGCCTGATTATAACTCGCACTTGCCGCACTTGCTGTTAGCATATCGCCCGTCCGGTATTGCACGCCGTTTACGATTGTATCACTTTGCAAAGTCCATGTATCGCCAGCCACGTAATTCGTTGGTGTGGTAACAAAATTCTTTGTTTTCCTATCCGTTAATTCTTTCTGTTTAGCTTGAATGGCTTTTATAAGTAGTGACTTTTCAACGCCATAGTTATAAAACTTGCTTCTTAGTGTAGCCCCGTCAATATCACTTATTATAGTCATGTCGGTAAGCAACGGCGACACGTAGGCATCCAAAGCATTGTAAGCACTATTATAATCGGTTACGCTTAATCCTAAATTTGTTCCCTGTGTTTTATAATCTTCTTTCTCGTTTGCGGCTGCATCGTAAAGGATTTTTATTGATAGTTTCTCGGCAGGCGTTAATTTGTCATCATTAGCATAGTTGTCTAATTCTGTGTCAATATCCAAAATAGTTGTATCTATCTCATCTTTGGTATAGACATTACTGCCAGCCATTACTGTTACCTGGCCTTTGAATTTGCCGTTTTTCAAATACACATTATCTCCATACAAGCCCCACCCACTCAAAGCACCAAAATCGGCATCTGTAATGCCGTCCAGCTTTCCTAACCTAACCTTCACCCTGTTAGACGGGTCTGTGTGATACCCGTACACCACATCAAGAAACGGCGCACCAGAATCGCTATTGGTCAGGTATAACATACCCTTTCTGTTCACATCACTTGTATTGTCTATCTGTACTATTTCATCCCCTACATCAGGAACACCTGCACCAGAAAGCACGTCAATTGTAAACGTATCACTTGTAGTTCCTGTAACAACGGCTTTATAATACTTTTGATTCGTTCCATTAAAGTTTTGACAAATAACAATATCGTATTGCTCAAATTCAATTCCTAAATCTTCTTCGACCTTCATTGTCCACGTACTACCTGAATGGCTTACCACCTCTTTTACCTTCGCACCGCCCGATACCACGAAAGACCCCCCAACGCTCTTAACCTTTCTAACTAAGAACTCATAAGCCGACAATGTGCCACGTACATTGATGTTATTCAATTCTAAATCTCCATTCAATAGTCTGTGCCCTTCTCCTGCCATGCCTGTTGAAAAGTCTGAGGACTGGACGTTTCTGGCTGTATCTGCTAATGTGGCCAAGTCTGCACTATAAGCATGGGTAGCTTCGGTAGCCGTATCCGCATGTCCTGCCTTAACCTTTGTGCCTGAAATATACAAGTACCCACTATCGCCTGAAAGTGTTCCTAAGAATCCTGTTGCCACACCTCCACCACCGATAGTGCCGTTATTAACACCGTATATGATGGTTCTTACTTTTTGCCGCTCGATATTAGCCAGCGCAACGGGTGATAAAGAAATGTTGTCTGTTAGCTCTAATTCGTAATCCCAAGCGTTTTCAAGGCTTCGTTTAATTGTGGAAATTCTTTTGCTTACATCAATAGGCGGATTTGTTTCGTACAAATCTATCGAATACCCAAGTGTAGGAACAATAGCATTTGCCTTGAAATAAATTCTATCACAAACCACCTCGAATTTGTCATTATATTCAGGGTCTGAAATCTTAGGGTAATATTCCTCTGCTGCATCTTCCAACTCGTTTTCAGCCGCCGTAACATAAGAAGAAGGCATGTTAATATTTACCAGCGTATAAGTGTCGGCTACATCAAACTCAATAGCCGAACCGCCGCCTGTACCATCATAAGGCAGAAATCCAGACGGTGAAACTTCATCCTCAATCTGATTAATGACGAATGTTTTAGTTGCGTGCGTATATGACTGCAATGTAAATTCATACCCTGCCAATAGTCCTGTTTTGAAAACGACTTTAGCCTCAGCACCAGAAACAAGATAATCGTTCAAATCAAAGTCCATTGCACTATCTACGAATGTCAATATATCGGTAACGCTTGTAATCGTACCTGTACGTTTGGGATAAATATCGGGAAACTGTGCATAAGCCTCAATCACACCATATTGAGAAACTAAACCACTATCCTGAATATACCCATCACCAGACGGCAATTGTAATGCTTTCTTACCGCCCCTGTAACCAGCCTCAATATTGGTTTCTCCACCTTCAACCCATAGCCTCGTTGCTATGAAAACGTTATCCTTATTCGTTTTCTTAACGGACGTAAACCCCTTACCCTTGCCATACCCTAATGAAAGACCCATATCACCCGTCCTTTTGGTAAGGTGGACGGTTTTATTCTCAATCCAATATTCGGTTTCAAACTCACTTGCAAGTCGGTTAAGAACGGCTAATAGATTGTCTGAATCCGCTTTGTATTCTAATACTTTCAATTCGCTTGCTTCGATAACTCCTAATGTCCATCCGCTACTGATACGATTGGCGTTAAGCAGCCATAAGGCCATGTGGCTTGCAGCATCACCGCTAAGAACATGGACAGGTTCTGTCAAATTATTTGAACTATCCAGCCCCATCATGGCAATTTCTCTAAGTCGGTAGCTTTCATGTTCGAGTTGCACCGTGTAAGCAAACCGCCTTTCACCCGTCTTTACAAACGTGGGTAAAATATTTATCTCATACCGTTCGCCATAGACAGTACACCAATCACCTTTTTGAAACTCAATATGGGATGTTAGGTTGAACTCCATATCCACCACCCTTGCGCCCATAGCTTGTTTTGTCTGCCATCCAATCGGACTAACAGTTATCAAATCCGTAACACCTCTTTTTATAATGTAGTCTGCCATTATTAAACTGCTTGTTGATATTCCTGTAATAACAATTCGATTTTTACAACCACCTTATCACCACCTTTAACCCTTGTTAATCGTGTAAGGGTAGGGGTATCTAAGTAGAACACTTTCACATCTCTGTTAGCCGCAAACTCGTTGCACTTTAAAACCAATGTACCTGTTGCGTTAAAAGCCGCTATTAAAGCATTGTACTTAGACCAGTAATCACTTTCATTGCTGCATATCAAATGACCTGATAATCTGATCTGCCTGTCATCATATTTTACTGCCCCTGATACATCATATTCCTTACCCTGTTCGTCCGGCCAGTCGTTTGAATACGGCTCTTTACGCTTGCGTGGTTTTAGAATGTCATCACTACAACCGGGCGAAGGAACAAACCCATAAGTAGTGTACATATCTAATCCTCCTAAAAAATATAATCCTGTCATATGAATATTTTAAAACCCTGCCGCTCTTGCAGCATCAGCATTTTTAGAAATATTATTATCTATGTTTGTGAGCTTTACAACAACAGCCTTTAATTCTGAAACCGTGTTGTAAGTGTTGTTTGCCGTTTGCACAGCGTAGTCTAAATTCTTTATAGCCACCTGTTCCATGCTCTTATTTATATTTACTAATTCTAAAGTATTCAGCTGAACACCTTTGAAAACGCCTGCCAGTATTGTTCCTGTTTCTTCTGTCAAGGATGCTTGTATAGAGCCTTTAAGCGTGTTGGTGCTACCAGATTTATTTTGTGTAAAAGCACTTAAACCTGCCTCCTTTGCCTGCTCATTAGCTATTTTCATAGCCTCATTAAACTTATCAATATTGCCTTTGTTTTTTTCAAAGAAATCACCCATAGTATCGGTTATATCCGCAGCCGTACCATGTATAAAATCATTCTCTAAATCTGTTTGCAGTTTTTTAAATGTTTCACCAAAAACGGCATTAAATACAAGATTAGAAATGATGTTTTCCAGTATCTTATCTACCGTTTCCCCAAATGCTTTTGCGCTATCTTCCCCTGCCTTCCAAGCATCTACTAAAGCCGTTTTTAAGTCATTACCTAAACTTCCTGCAAGCTCTGAAACAATATCCGTAACCTGTTTGCGTGCCGCTTCGTAAGCATCTTTAGTATCTAATACATTCTGTACAAGTGCTTTTGTTTTGTCGTCTAATTGGTTATTAGCCATCAGACTTTTAGCCAGTTCTACATTAATTTCTTTGTAGCCCTCCTTCGTTTCTTTAATTAGTTCCGGCCATTGCTCCAACAACCCGCCGAAAACGTCCTTTTTCTTTTTAGCAAACAATCCGCCGATAGCACCTACGAGGCCGCCGATAATAGCACCGACCGCCGCCGCAGGTACAGAAAACACACCAACCCCAACCGCCGCACCAATAACCGCCCCAGCCGCCGCACCGCTTAACGCTAATTGCCCTACTGTTTTGCCATCAACAACGTTCTTTTGCCGCTCTTTTGCTTTCCCTTCATTCAGCTTAGCAATAGCATCCTGATACTTTTTAGCAGCATCAATAGCCGCTTCCATGCCGCTTTTAGCCCTGCCAAAGTAATCTTTTGAAAAAATACTTTCGCTTAATTCTGCTTGCAATCGCAACTGCTCATTTAACGCTAAGTTGTACTGATTTTGCAAACCAATAGCATCCATGAGGAAATTCCGCTCTGCCTCTTTTCTTCGTTTAGAAGCATCTATGATGGCCGTTGTAAGTTGCAACACAAACTGTGCTGCTGCTACATAAGCATCTGTACTGGTTGCTCCGTTGGTTTTTAACTCTTTAATTTTAGAAACTAAATTACCCATACCTGATGCAAGTGTAGATAATGCTGCTCCTGTTTCTCCTATGGCCGTTCCTTCACCACCGATAGCTGATAATGTAGCCCCAAGGTCGCCTAACGCTTCTTGGTATTTAGATATTTTACTCAAAGCCTTTTCAATTCCAGTTAAGCTTTTTTCAGCTATTTGCGCGCTTATCTGTGTGCGCCTTACCATCAAATCCGCTTTTGTTTCAACGGCTTCGGGGTTCATTTTGCGGAGTTGTTCATCAATTTCTTCAAGCTCTTTTTTTAATTGCACAAGCTCCAAATCCTCTACATCTACTTTCAGCAGTTTTTTTGTTTCTTCTAAATCATGAATTAGCTTCTTTCTTGTTTCGGGATCAAGATTTGACAGTCTCAATAACGCTTCAATATTTTTTATTTGAGCCTCGACCGCTTGTTTTGAATTTAAAACCAATCCTGTAAAGAATGATTTGCTTTCAAGCAAACGACCGGCATAGTCATCTGCTAATTGTCCTAATGCTATTTTTTTTTGCCGTTCAGCCTCCTGCTTTTGATGTTCTGTTGCTTCGCTTCCTAAAGCTGCAATCTTATCATTGCTTGCTTTAATTATTGCCGCTCTTTTTTGCTCATAGGTAGCGAAATCTTCAATCGCTTTCGCCTTGTCATCTCGTTGCTTCTGCAAACGTTTTTCTTCCTCATCCGCAATAGCTCTGTTTATCAACAAGGATCTATCCTGTGAAACGTTAGTAGCCACTTTGCCTTTTTGGTCCGCTTCAAAATTTTGTTTGGAGGTTTTTAAAATATTGTAATATGAATTGTTTAAATCTATCTTGTCGGCAAACTCTTTGCGTGCAGCTTCTTCACCTACCTTAGCTTTGTAAGATTCGTAATCTTCGTATAATTTCTTTTGTTTTTCTAAATATTCCTGAATGGCTTTGGTATTTGCGCTATAAGTATTGTCGTCTAATGCTTGCTTTTCAAGGGCGTTTATTTTTCCTAAATCTTTAACCCCAGATTTGGCGGCTTCTTCACGCATTTTTCGGAAGCGCTCCTGTATTTCGGCAACCTGCTTTTCGCCTTCTACCTTTCTGTCAATAGTAGCCTGTCTTTCAGCATCAGTAATACGTTCTATTGCTCTTTGCTGCTCATCTGTTGAGGATGTAGTGGCCTTTGTTACAGCTTTGGTGTGTGCCTCTTTGGTAGTTCCTGATAGGAGCTTTAATTCTTTTTCTTTTCGACTGATTATATCGTCATAATGTTTGGCATCTTGCAAGTATGTTTTATCTAAATATCTCCCTGTTCCGTATGGCAATGATGCACTTTTCCTCTTCTCTCTAAGGTCTTTTATTTCGTCTTCAAGCGTACTAATTGTTTTGATAGGTGAACCATCCGCACCAAGTACAGCGTTTACACTATTTATTTTACCTATTAGCGTATTGAATTGGTTAATAACTCCTGAAATTGACCACGCCGCAAGGTTATTGCCTATATCAATAGTTCCATCGGTGGTTCTTGCCAGCTTGCCGTTAAATTGTTCAAAACTGGCAATTTGTTTTTCTAAAGCCGTTTTTTGCTCATTATAATATTTAACCCTGTCGCTATCACTCATTGCCGCTTCTTTCGCTAACTGTTTTTGGTCGGCAATTTCTTTAGTGATTAGCTTTTCAATATTAATAGCATCCTGCTTGCGCTTGGCTAATGAATCCTCCATTGTCAGCACATCTACCAAAAACTCTTTATTCTTCTCCCAACCGGACTGTTCAATCCTTCCATTATCATTTATTATCTGTCTTACGGCCTGTAAGCGTGTTTCTAAATCAGCAATTCTAAATTTATCCAACTCAGCATTTAATATTCTTTGCTGATCCGCTACGTCTTTAATCTTCAATTCTTCAAGGCTCATATATCTAAGCCTGTCAGGGTAAAGTTTTTGAAGCTCTGCAAAGGCTCTTAGCTGCGCCTCTCTTGTTTCGGCTTCATTATTGATAACCGAAAGCAGGGAACTGGATTCCGATTTTACTTTAGAAATAGCATCTTTGCTTTTTTCAATTGCTTCATTAAATCCCTTTTGCGACCTTTCTGCCTCCGTTGTTCTATCTGAAAGGAAATAATAGGCCGCCCCTAAAGCTGCTACCGCAGTAACAACTAATCCTATTGGGCTCATGGCAAACACCGCAGCCAGTCTTGTTTGTGCGGCTGCTACAATGTTAGTGGCTGATGCGAGCAACGTCTTTGACACGATGAGCCGCTTTGTGGCTACATCGTAAATTCCTGTAGCAATGGCGGTCTTACCCAAAAGAACAGATTCTAAAATAAGAGCCGCTCTATATCCCCCGTAAGTAGATATAAGCACTCCAAGTATCTTCCCAATTTCCTTATAATTCTCAACCAGATAGGCAATACCAGAAATACCGCTTGACAAAAGCCCCTGATTGCTTTTGCCAATCTCGTTAAACATCAATGATATATTGTCCTGCAAATTAGCAATCTGACCAGTCAGGGACTTAGACTGCTCGGCCATCAGGTTGTAAAACATACCCCCGTTATCAGTCAGGTTTTTAAACGCTTTCTCAATCTGAGGGAATCCGACCTGCCCTGCACTTACCATCTCTCTAACCTTGTCGGTAGCAACGCCAAGCACTTTTGAAAGAGCCTCATATATAGGAATACCACGTCCTGCAAACTGATTAATATCCATTTGCGTTACCCTGCCAGATGCTTTTAATGTACCATACAGATAAATGAGGTCGTTTAACTGTGATCCAACTCCCGAAGCTATATTCCCTAAACGTGTAATGTTATCTGTTATATCTTCGGCAGCAAAACCATAAGCAAGTAATTGCTTTGCACCGCTTGCAACATCTTGCAATCCAAATGGAGTAGTAGCAGCTAATTGCACAGCTTCCGACATTAACCTGTCGGCCTTTTCCTTACTTTGAAGCATTGTGCCAAAGGCTATTTCTAATTGCTGAAATTCGCCCCTAACCTTTATAATACCATTGACCAATTGCGACCCTTGCTGCAACGTAAAGAACGCCGCTGCCGCTCCTGCTAATTTCTTAAAAGTATTGTCGAGTTTGTCACCTTCCTGTTGTACGTTTCTACCCATACCGCTAATACGGCTTTCAATTCTTGCTGCTGTTTTATTCAGCTCGCTATCGTCAATACCTGCTTTCCAAACTAACCCATTACTATCTGTTACCCTTACCGCCATTATAATCCGTTTAATAAATTAGCAATCTCATCAGGAGTAGCACTTTGCCTTTCCTCCTTCTTACTGTCTTCATCATAAGCCGGTATAGAAGCCAAAAGCATCACTAAATTAGACCAACTTATTTCATCTCTTACATACTCAAAACCCCATCCGTAACGTGAGCAAACACCGTCTATTGTTCGCCAAATGTTTTGTGCTCTTCGTTCTCTTTTTCGTTTTCCTGCGGGGCTATTATCTCCTCGCTCTTTGTCAGACCCATCCCTTTCATCAAGATGGTAGAATTTATAAAATCCGATAGATTCGCAAATTCAAACAAATTAGAAATCAAACTAAGTGCTTCATTAGGTCGTATATTTTCTGAAATAATATCTTTTACCGATTGCGAAGGATATGCTTTAGACTCAAACAAGCACGCTAATATTTCTATTTGTGTTCTTGCGTCGTTTTGAAGTCTGCTAAACATCATCGGCAATACTTCGGATGTTTGTTCTACCCTTTTTATCCTATCTGATAATGCTCCGATTTGTTCCAGTACCCCTAAAGATGGTTGACGCACTTTATACACCATCTTCGTTTGCCTTCGTAACTTTTGCCACCATGTGGGGTTAATAATATCAAGTTCAATAGTGAGCGTTTTGCCATTTACTATATCCGATCTTTTCTGTGGGTCAATCATATAAAAAAATTTAAGCCCCACCTCGATTGATCCGGGTGAGGCTTTTACAACTAAAAAACTACTCCTATGGACTAAACAGACACATCGGTTTTCTTAAACAACGGTAGTGCCGCCCCGCTCCCATCCAGCGGGGTCAGTATTTTAACCGTCATCTTTACAGTTACTAACCCTGTCTTTGAAGCTGTGGCATCCATTGAGGGGAAGAACTGGCAGTTAGGAAACTCCCACTTTACTTTTTTCCCCTGTAATGGTTTTTGGACCATTTCAAACGAACCAAAACCGCTTGCAAGCCCTGTGGGTGGTGGGGAATAAACACCCGTTGTTTCTGAGCCTCCAAAGAACTTAATCATCTGAGCGTTTGCAATGTCGTGGCTCTCAAATACTATCGTTGGTGAATCGCCCTCAGCAGGTAGCGTTACCCGAACTCCGGGCAAATCTTCTGCCTTAATGTCGTTGTAAGTAGGTTCAGGGATAGAAAAAGTGGTACTGTCCTCTTTGATGTCGGTAAAGGATACTGCGTTGGTAGTTCCCATCGCTCCGTTAGATCCTAAGTCATATTTTTTTAAACTTTCAAGTGAAAATGCAAATGTTGCCATATTATTATGTTTTTAAATTGTTTTTAAATATTAATTGCCATTCATATAATTAACTCTAAGATTCACATACCACGAATTTATTTCATGCTCCGGCATCTGTGTACATTGTTGAAGAGAAAAAGCATATCCGTTCATCTCCCATATATCCTCTAAGAACTGCGCCAGTATTAATTCCCCTGCATCCAATCTTTTACTATCGGGTTGCGACCTATCCACAGGATTAACCGTAGTGATTACAAGGTTTGGAACGAAATAATTTACATTAATAACGCCTTTTTGCAGTTGTCCCCCAGTGATCGGTAATGAATTGATTACTATGCACTCTCCGGTAAAATTCAACGGTTTAAACTTCTTAAAAATATTAGGCGTAACCGTTGTTGGTATAGAACTGTTTTTTATCAGCTTATACAAATCAGTTACTATATTTCCAGAAGTCTTTAAAGCCATTATAATTTGTTTTTAAGCGATTGTAGAGCGTTATTTAACCACCCTTCAACTATTTGTGAGCTGCCCGTAATTACATCCCTCCCTTTACTTTCAACTGCCGCTGCGTATTCCATACCTGCAACCCCTACAAGAACATACCCATTGTCGGAAGATTCTTTTTCTGCTAAGGATTTCCCTTTTGCTACACCTTCCGATTTACCCCCAGGAAACGCTTCAAACAGAGGCGCACCGTTGTATAAAATAATATACCCAATAGAACTTCTAAGGTTGCCTGTTTGGTCGATATATTCTCCGTTCAATCTTGCAAGTGTTACAAACTTCTCACCCGCTTGTCTAAACCTATTTACAATTGCATTTCTGTAAGCCTTCATCTTTCTTTCGATTTCAGCTTTTACATCTGCTCTTGTAAATTGTGGTTGTACACTCATATTATTGCGTTGGCGTTTAGCTGGTTTATTGTAAACCTTTTTATAGCCCCTGCCGCTCGCTCTTTGCCATCCCTACTAATTGTAACACTCATGCCCGTTGGTAATGCTGAAACATTTTTTGGGAAATACACGATCCACGCAAAATCAATTCTTTGCCCATCCTGCCCTGTTACATATTGCCCTCTTGAATTAGCCTCCGCCCTGCATGATACATATACGGCTGTTTCTGTAGGCGGCACTACAATCAAGTTGCCATCAGCATCATAAGAGCTACCACCTCCAGATACTTGCTCATACATTAATATATCAGGATATTGCCTTACCATCTGTCTCCAATGTATATGAGTTTAGAACTTAACTTATTCTCTTTTCCCAATGTACTTGCCAAAGAACTATAATACATTTTCAACCCTTCTATATTCCATGAAATACTATATCCTCCCTCTGATACATTGCTTAACCCTGCTATAATTAATGGCAATTCATTATAAACCGCTTCTTCGATAACACGTGGTTCAGCATCTGCATTTTCGGACAATAAATATTTTTCAAGGATAATATTTAGGTCGGCATCGGTTGCCCCAAACCGACCTAAGCAATATGATATGTATTCTTTATTTGTCAATTAACTAAAATGCTTTTGTGTGCGAAAGAAGGAATACGCCGTCAATTGCTTCAAATGCTGGGAAGGCATTTAATTCAACTTTGGTATATTCTGCAAAAGGTTCGTTTTCGCTCCATTTGCTGATTGTCGCATTATTGAATTTCGCATAAGAAACTCCTGTTACAGGTTTTAAGTCCTCAATAGCAACGGCGTTTTTGATAACACCCAGATTGCCCTCAGGGATAAATGCAATGTTAGTGGTCTCCCATGGATTTATAGCACCGATTACGCCATCAGATTCAACCCCGATAGGCTGATGTACAATCTCAATTGCAGGTAATTGACTTGCTGCCATAAACTCATTAATTCTATCCAAAGTAGCAACGGCTCCACCTCTTACAAGATAGAAGCTGGACAAGGTATCTGTTACCTCTTTTGCTTTTGTAAATAGAATGTAAGTGGAATAATCCATTAAGATTTTAGAGATACTTCTACCTTTTCCCATTGCAAGAACCACCATATTTTTTATGTCGGTGATGGGCGTTGCCGTTGCGCTTGTTGCCCATGATACATTAGCGTTCTCTTTGTTTGCAGCAGGCATGAACAAATCAATTGCAGCACTTGTTACTAACCCATCAGGATTATTCGTTGCTGTAATGTTTATTTTACCGGTCGAAACCGCCTGCATTGCAAGCAAATCTAAACGCTTATGTGCAGCATCACCAACGGTTTTAATATCATTAAAAATGAAATCAAGAACTTGATTTTTTTTAACAATATCTGAAACGTTTAAGTTTTGCAATGCTAAAAAATCACGATAGTCATCCTCGCTCAAAGGAATCATTTCTTTAATTGCAGGAATTTCGCCGGACAGTTTTTCAACGTTTGCACGGCTGCGCAATGGAGTTCTTGAATTTCTATCTACCACACTTGCGGCAGCTTCTATTCGTGATTTTCCGATCACGGATGTATATGTCAGTTGCGTTTGGGGAGGTGCAAAATTGAAGTACTTGCTATACCATGTAGGTCGAAATCTTGATAACGAATTATCAATGATAACCTGCATCTGGTCAGCATAACCTCCAAATATTGATTGAATTTTACTCATTACTAATAATTTTTAATTGTTACTTAGAATTGCTAAAAATTAGCGTTTTTGGGAGTTTTGCCTTTACCGGAGCAGGAATTGCAGTAATACGTCTTTCGTACACAATACCGCCTACTACCACTGTTACCGGGGTGTCTGCTCCCACAATAATATCTTCTTTTGTAAGTCCGGTTACATCATCGGAACCATCTGCGGCTGCGTTGGTTGCTATTCGTGTAGATTCATCATATGCAACGACACTACCTGCGGGAAATGTTGCCCCCGTAGTCAGCCCTGAAGGATTAAGTGCAAAACCACCCGGTACGGTCGTAATGCTTTTATGAAATACTGGTATTCCACTTCCTGCACTTATTTTTGTTGGTGCTAAATATGCCATTTTCTAATTTTTTTTATTAAATAATTTAATTTTTAGGACTATTATTTGCCGCCCAAGCAGTAATGTCTGCGCTAATCTGTGCTTTCCCCGCATTTACACCACCTACGATTGGTTTTGGATTGCCCAACCCTTCCGGCGCATAATCTTTTTTAAATTCGTTGAATCCTGTTTCGATTTTTGTTGCAAGTTCTTCAACTTCTTCCGGTGTTTGTAAGGTTCTCCCTTCAATGATATTGCCGAAGAAAGAAGCAGGTATTTTTTTCTCATTCAAGGTCTTTACTAATGACCCGTTCAAAGTCTCCTGAACTTCCTTTTGTTTCAAGCGTTGCAATTCATCTGAAATTGGTTTCAATGCTTTAGCGATTATATCAGAAATACTATTAGGTTGTGATTCAGGCTGTGGTTCAGGCTGTGGTTCACCCCCTTGTAATTTCTTCGCAAGGTCACGAAGTTGTTTGTTCTCCGTCCTTAGCTTATCTGATTCGCCTTGAAATGCTGTTAAAAGCTCTTTGACCCCGTCTGTGGCGGTTTCAATATCATCTTCATTAGTTACGGTTTTTTCCAATAAGGAGGCGACCCCGTTAAACGCTTTGTCGCTAAACCCTAAATTTTTGTATTTAGTTTTTAGAGTTTGAAAAAGTTTTTCCTTCATAGATTAACGCCGTTTTTAAAGGTTAGCAACGGCTTAGTGTAAAATTATCCATTATATTTTTTGTTAGTTCCAAATCATTGTTTATTTTTGTGCTAAAACGGCGCTTTTATGGCACAAGAAAAAAGGGAGTTACGCCTATTTGTTTGGGTGACAAAAGAGGAAAAAGAAAAGATCACCACCAAAGCCAAAAAATTAGGCTTGCGAGTAGGTGCATATATTCGGTTCATGGCATTGAACAAAAAATAATAAACTCGTATGGTAACTATTACCCGTAAGGTTCAAAGGTGTAAGAGACCACAATTTGAAAGGTAGTTACAACCTATACAATTAGGAATTTCATTAGGAGCGGGTGTAAGAGACCATAATATGATAGAAAGTAAAAATAAACAGAAAAAAAGATTATATCTTGCTGAGGAACAATATACACGGCAAGTAATAAAACATCAGTATAATATATCCCAAAATGATATTACAAACCCTATTATTAATTTTAAACAAACACTTTTATTATGGCACAGACACATCCGCAAAACAGAACAGCATCAGACCTAAGCACGGCAATGCTTCACATCTTTGACAGTGTTGTAAATAAAAAAATATCACTCGAGAAAGCTAAGGTTATTCAAAATCAGTCTGCAAAGATTATGACGATTAACATGGCGCAATTGCAGCATGACAAATTTGTAGGTAACAAATCTACAAATGCGTTTTTTG